GTCGCATAGCCATAATCAGTTGAACTTGCTAAACCACCTCTAGATTTATTCTTTCCTGCTGCTTCATTTATCCCATAAGGCGGATCAGTAACCAAAACGTCAGCCTCAAGCCACTCAGTAACATCTAAACAGTCACCGTGATAAAGCGTCACCAAATCATCCTGATAATAAACACTCACTGCCCTGCACCCCAGTTCGAGCCTTGATACATCCACGCATCAGGATCAACCGGCAAAGGCTTAGTCAAATCAGGATTCCACTTAGCCTCTTTCAAAATCCACTTCTTCCACGTCAACTCCCAATCCTTTTTCAACGCAGCACGACCAGACTGATTCAACCAATAAAGTTTGAAACTATCAAACTCCAAATCAATGTTTAGACGAGGTGTTTTTTCTCTAGTCCAGAAAACTAAATCATCAGTCAAATACCAATCAGCAGGTAGTGGCTCCCCTTGATGGTTCTTATTGATGGTTAATTGATGGTTCTCTACGACACAGTTGTCACCCCTGATTACCTGAGCTGTCACCCCTGACGATGATTCTGTCACCCCTGAATCGTTGAGGGGCGCCAAGTTGTCACCCCTGTTTTGGTCTTTGCAATCAATCAAAATACGATACAAATTAGGCCGATATTGACCAGCAATCGGAGCACCATTAGGCACAATTTCCAACTCTCCAAGCGCCACAAGTTCCACCAAATCACGATTGATTGATCGTTCAGAAGCATTAGCGTATCGAGCCAAAGTAGCAATAGACGGCCACGATATTCTGTTATCGTCAGTATGGTTTGCAATTCCCAGCAAAACAAGTTTTGCCCTGCCCTTGGCTTTTGAATTGTTCAACACTATCGACACGTCTTGAATACTCATTACAATACCTCACTTTTGATGAGTTCGCGTTCCGCAGCCTTACGCAACGCAATAGCGCGAATATATCCCCAATGAGTTCCGTAACTGTGTCGTTTTGTTTTTAGCCATGCTTCAACTGCTTCTTCAAAATCGCGCACCTCAACACCACCGCGAGCTAAAATATAAAGCTCATAGTGGTTTACTGGCTCAAAATCGATTTGTTCATCATTGACAGTTAGCCCAGCAATAATGTTCATTACTTCTAAATAAACACGATCTTCTTGCATCATCATTCATCCCCTTCGATAAATGAAAGCTTAGCCTTGTTCATGCCAAGCGCAAACTCTATCTCGCTATCTGTGCAACCGTATTCGCGTGCCAAACCGATATAGTGCCGCATGGTGCGAATCTGTGTCATCGATTCGTCGTAGTCGCCGCGGGCTTCGATTAGTTTCCGGCTAGAAATGCCGAGATACATGAGCGCGATGTCGCGCTTGTCATCCGTTTTAGGTAGGATAGTAACCATGAGTTGACTCCTCTGTAGTCGATTCTAGGCTCTAGTTGGTTCTCACAAACCGGCTAGGGCCGCTTTTTAATTATGTATCCAGTGTACCGTAAATCTCGTTCATAATCTCGACAGCGACACGATGAGGCACAGACACCCTCACATCACCGTCAAGAAAAAACCACCCGTCAGCGTATTTGACTGGAATCCTGTTCATCGCATACTGATCCGCCACCCAACGAGGCACAGACCACCCATGCAGGCGACAATAATTATCAAACAACGCATTAGCCGTCTGTAACACGTTATGTCCTGCACACATCGCTACAAGGTCTTTAGGGGCATCGTGAGAAGCCGAACCACCCATACCCCTGCCGCGCCTATGCTGCACCGTCAAACCGCCACTACACGGCCAACGGATAGCCTCAAACTGACCCGCGACCACACACTCATGGCCGTCACGCTCAAACACGATAGGGCGAGACTTAGCCACCTGACTACGCGACTTCTTACCGAGCGACACGACGCGCCTTCTCTTGCGAAGAATATGCTGCAAACATAGCCAACAAATCATTACGCCCAGCCCGCCACAACGCCTTATATATCGCATCCGGCGAACGATCCAACACGGCACAAATATATGGCGCAGTCATACCGCCACCAGCCAACCAGGCAACCTCATCAGCCACCTCAACCGACGTTAGCTTCACGATCACCCCCATAACGCCCGTCAATAAACTCGATAAGAGCCGAAACAACAACAGCCGTCAACGGCACACCATCCGCCTCAGCATGCTCCAAAGCAGGAACATACACCTCATCAGGAATACGAAACGACCTAATCGGAGTATTCGCCATCTTGTTCTTCCTTTTCTAAACGCTCAAAATGAGCATTAACTTTAGCCACTAATGCAGCAATTCGTTCTTTGCGTTCCATCTCACGCACTTCCGCTTCTACTGATACTGCCATGACAACGCCTTAACAAACTCGTCACTCAACCACAACGAAGCCAACGGCCCATCACGGAAAGAATCCTCAACCAGATAGTAACGAACCGCCTGCAACAAAAGCTTAGACAGTTTCGTTTCAGTCAATTCCGCATCCACAATCAAATCAAACACGTCATCACGGTTCGACAGATCACAATATGCAAAATCGAGTTCTTGCAGCTCAATATCTATTTCCTTCATGACACCCATTGTTTTCCCTTTCTCGAGGTGTGTAATAACACTAGCAGTTATTGAAAATAAAACCTAACAATTTCAATAACAACATTAACAACCATTACAGTAATTGCCCCAAACCAGTAACCTTTACTCCACTGACTCATTATTCTTCTCCCTTAATAAGTGCGATAAGTTCCTCAACACAATCAGCCTGAACAACATCAACAGTTAATTGCCCCTTACGTAACTCGGCAAGGTCAGCCTCAAGTAACGCAATAATACGATCACGCTCATCAGCACGAACCAACTCAGACACCCCAGCAATAAACTCACGCCGATAATCAGCATCCTCAAGCTTCTTCTCTAAATCCTGCTCATACAAGCTAACCGGCATCCGCCCAGGCTTCCAACCATCAGCTTCTAAAACAGCAGCAAACCGCTCATACCGTTCACGCAAATCATCAGTCAACTCATCCCATCCAGCCCACGGCCCAACAGCAGGAACCCAACCAATAGCTTCAGTAAGAGCCTTATATGCATCCTCTCCACTGACCATTAGATAATTCCTGCACGACGCAACATGGCAGCGTTGCAAAGCTGACGCTGACCAGCCTTAAAAGTTGCTTCAGCGTTAACAAAATAAACATCAACAAGCTTGTCATTAAAGACAGTCACGTCAAGAATGGTGATAACGCCACGCTTTACCGCTGCAATAAAATCTTTATTGTTGCTGAATGTTCCCGGAATAAAGTCTTTCATTTGTTTGCCCCTTTCAACTGGCTATGTAATAACACTAGCACACGGTTAACAAAAACATGCAACTATTTTTTAGCAGCACGACGCAACGCCAACCTCTCCTGCGGCGTAGTACCACCCCAAATCCCATACTGTTCACGATGCTTCAACGCATACCCCAAACACTCCTCACGCACCAAACAACGGCCACACAACTCCTTAGCCAACTGAGTTTCCTTCGCCGTACCACCAGCCTCAGGAAAAAACAGATCACCCGAAACCTCAGCACAAGCCGCATCAGCATGCCAACCCAACAACTATGCGCCCTCAATCTGAATCGACTTCAACACAGCCATCAGGCGCATCTGCTCCAACTCCAAATGTTTAGCCTTCATCTTCGCCCGGTTATATGCGGCACGATCAACAATCGCCGCATCACGGTCTTTTAACGCCCGTTCACGCGCAAACGCTTTCTTCTCCTCAATGTTTCCCTCAGACGTGAGGAATGTTTTATCCATCTCAGACTGAGCAATCAACTCAGACCGTTCCGCCGTAATCTCTAAACCTTCAATAGCGTTAGCGGCCTTCGATAGTTCACGCCCTACCTGGGCGAGCTGCAACCTAATCTCCTCAGGAGTCATACCAAACCCTCAGCCTTCAAAACACGCCTAAGCTCACTACGGTGATAATCCAACATACCCTCAGCACCACGCTCAGAATATGTGCCATCAATCTTAATGAAATAGTCAATGCCACCATTAGCAGTTCTGATTTCATAAATATCTAGCGAATCAGCGTGATCAGCAAAATACCCTCTCAATGCACTCACGATAGCTCCTTCTTACGAGCAGTCACAGCATCCTGCACCTCGGCAGACCAGCCACCAGCCACAGCCTCAGACCACAACTTCTTCAACCCCTCTAACGTGGCTTCCGCCTCAATAGCTTCGACAGCCCATTCAGGGGCAGGCTGGGCAGGTTTCGCCGGTGTCACACCACGCGCCACCTTCTCCATCTCGGCACGGCTCGCACCCTTCGACCCGGCAAACGCCCAACGCAACGCACGCCCAAGAGCCGAAGTGGCAGCATTCTCCAAAGCCGAAGTTTTATTAGCCATACCAACCCCATCAACCTCAAAAGCCCACTCAGAAGCCTTAAACAAACCCAAAGCCTGATCGCCCGCATTCATATAGACCCGGCATTCGACCACCCAAGTGGACTGTGCGCGGTCATTCTCCGACGTGTGGTTAATAATCTCCACACGCAGGTCAGGATAAGCCTCGATAGCTCGAGCATGCCTTTCCTCAACAGTCTCATAACTGCTCAAATCAAAATTAGCCATTAGTTGTTTCCCTTCTTACGGTTAGCTTTACGATTCTTACGACGCACCGCCGCCTTCGCCTTATGTGTCGGCCAAATAACCATTCTTATCCCTTTTCTCTCATTGCACGCTCGTAAAACACGGCATGCTCCTGCACCTTCTGAGCCACACTAATCAACTCAGAAATCATCTTCTCATCACGATCAACCCACTGGTGACCAATCTCCAACCCAGGCACAAACCCTTCCGGCCCTTCCAACCGCTGCTCCCACGCAAACAAACACCTCTCAGCACCCGAAACATGCAACTGCCATTGAATCTGCCGCATATAGCCGATAGGAATCCTAGACAAATCCTTACCCGACGTTTTAATCTCAGCAATCAACTTATGATCCAACGACAATCCATCAGGTGTGGCAAGCATCCATTCATTCCCTGCCCCTTCAGCAGCCAACAGCCACTCATTCGGCATAATCTCAAAATGGGACTTAACCCAATCCGCAATGACAGGCTCACGCACATTACCCCACTCCATCATCGCATTCACCGTAATCTCAGACGGATGTTCTATCTGGGCGATAACATCTTTAAATCCGGCCGGGGTAGCAGCCTTCGCAACCTGTGTCGCCGTCACACCCCGTTCACGCGCCCCAAGCCACGCTAGACGGTCACTAGAACGCGCAACAAACCTCTCCACACTAATCAACTACATGCACCTCTTTCGCGTCATATACGGTAATGTCACGCGCCGGAGACACACCACCCAACAAATACGCCAACGTCTCCACCGTCATAAACGCCACCTGCTTATCAGGCAAAGTCACACCGCGACGCTTCGCAACCACGACACCAATCTCAGCCCGTGCATTGATTCGTTCAGTCTCAGCCTCACGCAACCACTCAGTGACCTTAAACTGTCCACCATAATCCTTCAACTCCAAGGTGACATCTCCGCCTTGAATAGTTTTGACATTAGCAATATCGCCAGTATCACGCGCCCCGGTACGAACCTTACGATCAATACGCGAATCATTCAATGCAATCTTCAGATAGTCAGCAATGAGCCGCTCAAAGCTTGAACCGGCCTTCTTGGCACTTTGTCTATTACGAGTCATATATTTCCCTTCTGACTTGATAGTAGACACACCCACTGACATTGTGCAAATTATTTTTAGAAAATGTATTGACACGCACTCAACCTGTGCTACTGTAATAACACAAGGCAAACGAAAGGGCCGAAGAAAATGATTAAAGCATTCGACAACAAAGCAGCAGCGGAACGCTACGCAGCCAAACTAGCCGCAAAATATGGCGCAGTTTACGCAGTAGAAACCCACGGCAACATGAGCTATGTGGTGGTCAAATAATGTATAACGAAAACGAACCAATCCCATATCAAGAACAACACAACTATCATTCAGGGCTATCAACAAAAACCGAACTCGACGACAACCATCCACTCGCGCACGTCGCAGGCATCCTCGCCATCACAACCCTGCTACTAACCATCGTAGGAATCGTGATCAGCTTCCGATGAAACTCGCATTCATCCTCACCGCCACCGCCACCTGCGTTATATGTTTTGCCACATACTCAAACGGGCTTGCCGTGCTCGGCTTCATCGCCACCATCACCACCGGAATACTCGCAATAAGAAAGGGCCACTAGGTAAACAATAAAACCCTAGTGGCCCAGCCGCCGGAAAGGGGACAGCGGCAATACTTATCTTAGCAAACTCATCTGCCTAAATCGTTCAGATTGAGCTTGTTTACGCTCATCAGTCCAACCGGCTTCTAACCCATGCTTTCCTTTAATCCAAGTTGGTTTACCACTATTCTTTTCGCCAATAAGCTTTTTACTTGATTCACTCATAGAACCAATAACACCATCCCGCGAAAGTTGATTAGTTAACGGATGTCCAGCAGCAAGATAATTAGCAATAGTCGTAGCCTCAAGTGCAATTGGATCAGCAACATCAATCAGACTAATCAAATCTATAAACTTGACATTTTCTAACCCAACTTCACGCATCCATTGATATACGGGAGCTGAATGCCCACTACGCGCCCTGTAAATATGCTCATAATATCTACGAGTAGAGTTCGCGCTAGTTGACCCTATATAGCAATACACGCCTTCATCAACATAAAGTGCATAGATAGCAGGGTCTTTATGCTTATTCATATTTACCATCATTACTCCTAACCGGCAGAGCAACTGGTAGCATAAAACCAGTTTCCTCTAACCACTACTTATTGGAAACATAAAGGCCCTGAGCGCGTAAACACTCGGGGCCTTTGCCTTATGTCAAGTTTATCAGATTACTCGCAAGACTCACATATAAACATATCCGCGGGATCCACAGGTACGCAGTAACCGCCAACATTATCTTCATTCATAGTGACTCCCATCACATTAGAGCGCACAAAATAAACCCATCATGGGCTAGGTTAGTGCGATTACCTAGAAAACTATTTCACAACATAAGTAGCAAAAGCAGCCACAAACGCCAACACTGCAACAGCCGCAGTCACAAAAGTAACCCAATGAATCTTAGGCCCCTGACGCTGCTCAATCAAAGCAAGCTTCGTCTCCAACTCGCCAATCTTCTTCCAATGTTGATCAGTAACTTTAGTCAACTCATCCAGTTGCTTCATCATTGCATCCTGTTTCGTTTCCATGCGTGCAATCGCCACAGCAATATCTTGTAAAGTTACGTCAGACATAACAACTACTTTACAGGCGTATTAGCAGACGGCATCACATTTAAAACAACAGCAACAAGACCCGTAACCTGGGCAAGTTGATCCTGAGTAATAAAACCGTAAACTGCAAGCAACGCACCAACCGCAATAAGCACACGGTAAATATATCCACGCACCTCAGCAGTAAAAACCGACTTTATTTTATCAATCATGCTCCATGCACCTTCTTCGTCAAATTAGCGGCCTGAACATCCTCAGCAAAAGCAGCATCAAACCATGCGCCATCTTTTGAATACACATTACGCGCATTAAAATCAAGCATTTGCAACGCAAACCAATCGTGTGCCTGACCTGAAGTGAGAGCAGTCAGTGGTGCGCCAGGAAATCCACGCACCCAAATATCTCCCTTTTTGATAGTACCAGACTTATTATTGCTACTAGCTATAAAGTATTGACTGTTAGGCATCTCATCCTCCTCAGGAATATCGTCAGATTTTTTAGCAACCTGTAAACCGTTTATGTCCTCAGACCAGCCAACATATTTGCTATTAAATGTACGCTCTACTTCTTCTATTGTAGCAAGCCATTGTTGACCATAACCTTTAGCAGGGCTAGATAAAAAACCGCGACTTGGCACATACGCTACGACATGGCCCCAATTGTCATATACTTCTTGTCCAGGCTCACCATAAAATCCGTAATGGCTAAACCAGACAGGCACAGACACATCAGGTAAACCATCAGAATGTTTTAGGCTCGTTCCATTCCATGCCGCCCACGCCGACTTATATTGTGCCGGTGCGCCATAAACATTTTGTACAAATAATAGACACGAACCAGCTTGAGCCTCAATAGACAAGTCAGGAGAAACAAGTTGAATCATCCAGCAATTTCCATCAAAGTCAAAGTACCCTTCATGCCGTTAGCCTGTGCATAAACGGTATTAGAAGCCGAAGTGGAACTCATACCGACTGTGTAAGTTTGTGCAGAAGTTGTTGCAGGAGAATCCAAAACAGACCCAGAAAAAACAGCCTGTATATTGTTGACACCGAAAAACTGTGCAAAAGCAGCAGTCGCGCCAGACCCCAAGTTAGTACCGGCAGCAGTGCCACGAAACACAGTAAAAGCACCTGCATACGACGCACCAACACCAACCTTAATAGGAGTAGACCAATGCACCATCACTTTAGAAGAAGTAGCACTAGGCGTAATAGTTGCATTCAAACCAGTAGTCACAAATGCGCCTGTAGCCGACGAAGTTTCTGTCGAATAGGTGGCGGTCACAACCTGCAACACTGATCCGGTAGAAGATAACACAGGCTTCCATGCAGTACCGTTATACAACGTCAACTCATCAACATCAGTCAAATATGAAAACATGCCCTCAGAAGGTGACGCTAACGCAGAAGTGCGGGCAGCAGCAGAAGCAAACACCATCACCGACTGATCAACAGCATAACCCTGCAAGTTAGTTGCAGTTAGTTTCTCGCCAGGAGAAAACGTTTTATATCCCAAACCAGCCATTACTTACCTTCCAAAATGTTCAAACGAGCCTCAACAGCATCAAGCCTATTAGCTGAATCCTGAACTAAAGGAATCAACGCCAACGCCAATTTATCGTAAGCGACACCTTCAGGCACACCATCAGAATCAAAATAGACAAACTCAGACAGCCCAGCAGTAACAAGCTCCTCAGCAATCACACCAACCTGAACAGTGCCATCACCGCCAAACTCTTCACGATATTCAAAATTACGCACTACAATCTGACGCACAGCATCAACAGATATAGCAGCATCGACAATGTTTTTCTTAAACCGTTCAGACGATCCACCAACACCAAACAAACCATCAGCAGCCACATAGACGGCACGGCCCGAATTAGTTTGGTTATATGTTCCAGGGCCATAAATAGAACCAGTACCCGTCACAGAAGAAGAAGCGTTAAAGTCGGTACAGGTAATAGTTGCACCGGCAGACACATTTGTAGTAGTCAGAGTAGCTGCACCCATATTCCAGTTGCCCGTGCCAAGTTTCGTAGTAGGAATAGTGGGCAACTGAGCAGAGGGCAAAGTACCGGTGGTTAATTTACTGGCACTAATACCGCTAGCAATTTTTACATCTGTAACATCACCATCATTTATTTTTGCAGTCGTTACCGACTGGTCAGCTAACTTAGCGGTTGTAATTGAACCATCAGCAACAACAGCTGCCCACGCCGACCCTGTATAAACATATAAAGCATTACTATCATCAAGATAAGTCACCATGCCCTCGGTTGGGGCTAAAATGCTTGCACTACGGGCAGCAGCAGAAGCATATCTCATAACTGTTTGGTCTTGAATATATCCCTGTAAATCAGCTGCCTGTAAAACCTCATCAGCAACCCAAACTTTACGCCCTAAACCAGCCATCAAAACTCCTTACAACGCTAACGCGCTTTTATCAAGAATACCAAAAATAGAATCGTTAAGAATAAACAAATCATAAGGAGAAGCTGCATCAAGTGACAACGACACATTATGCGTATCAATCCCAATAATATGATCAATACCAATAATTTTCCCGTATTGAATAATAGGATCACCCGTATTATTGGGGGTAAACCTCACCGCAATAATCGACCCCATATCAAGGCCGAGAATGGTTGAATAATCAGCAGCATTAAGTGAATGTAACGCTACGGTTAGTTTCTCAAACCGATATTGTGGCTCGCCATAAGTGTTGACAATATATGATGAAAGATTATCTAACGCTGTAGTAGACGAAAGCAAAGTAGCATTAGAAGTTTGAACAATACCATAAGAAGCTTGGCTAGAAGTATTATTGGCTACTGCTGTACCTGCAATGCTTGTAGATTCTGCCTGGTTATATAACAATTCAGAACCGTAAGAAATAGCAACATCAACATATGGAATACCCGTACCGTCATCAGATAATGTGGTTTTATTTAAAACATATTTGTTAGATGTTGAAGCATTAGCTGAACCAGTCCAAATATAGGCATAGTTTCCTGTATCTGCGGTGTTGCCATCAAAATATGTGCTCGGTGTGGCAAGGTTAGTTGTGTTTTCAAAAAGTACCGCATCAATATAGGCGCGTGATCCTTCAGGAGGTGCACTATTTACAAAAATTGTTGGAGTGGCGTGAGTTGCCGTAGCCGGTACAGTAGCAGTAACAGTCAGCAAAGTCCAAGATGAATTATTTATAGTTTTAGCAATACCATATGAGGTAGAAACTAGCGTACCCCCTGAAGCAGCCGTATACCATAAAATAGAAGTAAGAAATGAAGCATTAGTATTTATATCTTTAACATAAGCGGTAAGAGTGTATTTATTTCCTGCAGTAACCGCTATGCGTGTATTTTGATACATTACAATACCGGAAATGTTATTAAAATATGTGAGAACTGATTGATTACCAGCATATTTATCTACAGTAGAAGATATTTGTGCAGCAAAATTAGAACCCCACGAAGCTATCCCAATACCTCGCTGAGATGAAGTAGAAGCATGTGCTGTACCAGACCAGGCATAAGTATAGTCACCGGCAGCAGTAGTTGAACCATCAAAATATGTACCAACAAAAGTCGATTTTTCAAATAATGCTGCATCAAAATATACAACTGATCCATTAGCTAAAGTAGATGTTGCATAACAGGTAATAACAGCATTAGTAGCATTTGCAGGAGCAACACCAATAACCGAAACTCTAGTAAACCCAGACGACGAAACAGTAAAATCATCACCATAACTCGTGGATAAAATAGTATTACTAGCATCACGCCAAATAATAGTCGTTCGATAAGTTGTCGATGATGCGCCTAATTTGACATAAATTGAATATGTGTAATAATCACCGACAGTTACAGGAATTGATGCACCATAAATTCCGGCACTAGAACCACCATTAGCAGTAAATAAACAAGAGTTAGTTCCACTAAATGCAGTAATAGAAGAAATAGAAATACTACCTGAATTAGCAAACCAGCCAGTAGTGTTAGTTTCAAACGAAGGATTAGTTACAAGATTAGTTCGCACCGTCACAGGCGAACCAGTCACCGCCTCCATCGACGGATTCAAAATAGAATTAGACGAATACAAACTATAATCTGAACTCGTAAAAGCTTGATTAGCTTCAACAAAAGTCAATACCCCATCCGCAGCAACAAACAAATCACCCTGCTCAGACGTAGCAACAGTATTCAAATAATCCAACGCATTACCGTTAAAAGTATCCGCACCCAACCGCGCATAACCAGTATCAATAGACCTCATATCGGTAGGCCAAGCCACCGTTGACTGATTCAACACAGCCGAAACACGCGCACCAGACTGTTGAACCGTAGCAACACCAGATACCAACACTTGCTGGGCAAGTAAAGAAAACCCGTCAGAAGCAGAAACAGAAGCTACCGAAACACCCGAAACGCTGTAATCAAAGTTCCAATCCTCAATATATCCATTAAAAATATCAAACCCATAACTACGGATACGGATTTGGCGGCGAGGAACAATCGACCCATACAAGACAGAAGCCGTATTCAACGGATCAAACAATCTATCAGTATTAGTAAAAGACACATTCACTGTACCGGCAGAATACTTATCAAATTGGCGATTCTTACCACGCCTCACAGATACAGATTGCACATGATCAGTTACATCATAAAAGACCGGCCCAGCAAGACGGTATGAAAGATTATTCAGCTTACCTTTAGTAGCGTTCCCGATACGAAAATATGGTGCATCAGTGGTGTTAAAGTAGACACCAATTTCAACTGTTGTAGTCATAGGTTATGCCTTAGCAAATACGGGGCCGCTTGTGCGTTCATAGCGGCGGATAGCGGTAACAATCTGTTCACCCAAAGCAGCACCATCAACACCCATACCAGCATTCACCGAAATATTATAAATCGAACTACTACCCGTGCTCATTTTATCCAACGGGATAACCTGCGCCCCGCGAGGAAGGTTCAAAAGCTCAGGCCCCTGCTCACCAACCCACGACAAACCAGGGCGAACAGTAACACCACCATTTGCTTGCCCCGGAATCTTGCCGCGCATTCTCTGACCAGTTTCCTCAGCCCAGTTATAAAGCCCACTCATAAATCCACCAGTACCCAAAAATTCTTTAAAAGGATTAGGAAGGCTATTCCAAAAATCAAAAAACTCTTTAGTCTTAGTAGTCAAAGCATCAATTTTACTAGCAAGATATTGCATCTGGTCAGCAAAACTTTTAGTTTTACTATCAGCAGAACTGCTATCAATGTCGAAAAAAGCATCCGCAATACCTTGAACAACAGCAACAACAAAGCCGCCAACTGATTTAAACACAGGCATAATATCGCGAGTAAAATTAAAAAGATTAGTCATAACGCCAGGCAATACAGCCAACATGTCTGTAAAGCCTTTAGCCAAATCATCAATAAACTGTTTAAATTCAGGCGACGCAACAAGGGTATTAATAAATTCTTGCAACTTAGGAACAAATGCCTCTATTGCTGGCATAAAAGACATACCAATAGACTCTTGAAGATTCTCAATCGTAATCTTCATGCGCTCAAACGGGGAAGCCATAGCAGCAGCAGCACCAGAATATTTTTGCGCTAAAGCCTCAATAAGAAAAGCCTGGGCTTCAGCCTCTTTACCTGTATCAATAAGCCCCTGATATGTTTTTTTCTGCTGATCCGATAACACAACACCGGCACGAGTCAACTTGTTAAGAGCAGTCTCAGAATCGCCCGCAATCTTAGTAAACATCAAACCAATAGACTCAATGTCTTTACCAGTAGCGGCGGCCACATCAGCCGAAACATCAGCCAACTTATTCAAACCAGTCGTACCCAACCCGATAAGAGAAGGCACAGTCAACCAACGCGACTTCAGTTTGTTAATAGTCTCATCGTTGATACCAGTCAGCTCACCCAACTTAGTCGAATGAGCATCCAAAGCCTTAGTAGCCTGAGCAATCGAATCAGCCGCCGTACCAAACGCGCCACTATTCTTAGCCGCATTCTCTAGCTGCCGTGTAACAGCCTGAGCCTCAATACCAGCCGCAATAGACTCACGCCCAAAATCTGCAACAGCCCGAGCAGCATCCGCAAAAGCTGTTACAGCAGCCGAACCAATCTTCGCAAACACACCAAGCGCAATACCCTGAAACGCGCCAATCTTCAACTGGGCATCATTAATACCCTTATCGTCAAACTTAGAAACAATAGGTAGCGAAATAGCCATTACTTCAATTCCTCACTAACCTTGGCAGACCAACGATTGATAGTCTTTTCCGCACCAGCAACAACCTGATCACGAGACTCTTTAAACGGTTTATAGAAAATACGCCCACCGCGAGGCCACGCAGGAAACTGAGAAGAAATCTGCTCATACAACGCCTTACCCTGCGGACTAATCCCAGGATTCTTACGGCCAATCATATCCAAAACAAAAGGCGTAGCAGACTTATAATTCATCGACAACGACACAAGATTATTCTTACCCGCACCCTTACGAGTCTTACCTGGGGTAACCTTCACCGTACCCGTAACCTTATCCCAACCCCAACGGCCATAAGTACGCATGAATCCAGACAAAGTAGGTTGAGCCGGATACTTAGCCGCAATAGCCTTAGCAACAGGTTTCAGATCAGACTGCAACTCAGTCCTCAACTCTTTCACCAAATCATTATCAATCTTCCGCAGAATCGCAAAAGTTTTCGCAACCTCAACACGCCCGACAGATAACATGATTCAATTCTACCGCTTATTTTGCGCATTCACGCGGGCAACCAAATACCTTTGCATAGTCCACAACATGCGCGGCTCCAACAGCATCAACTCACGCGGCGACAACTTATATTCATAAGCCAACTGGGCAAACATCCAATGCGTAGACGACTCACCCAAACCCACTATTTTTTTGGCTCAGTCTCCCCAACCATAGCGACAGTTTCAGCCCACGCATCAAACTCTAAATCAGTTCCACCAGTACGCTTAGCAGCAGACCAGGCAAGAAAAAACATATAAGTCAGGCGAGCATCCTCACCAATAGCCGCAATCGACTTATCAAAAAAAGTCTCAAAACGGATATAGTCAGCCGCGCTAGTAGACACCTCAACAGAAGTGCCGTCAATGTAACTAATCTGTAGGTTGATCGGTTGCATTGTTAGACAGTTCCTCGAGTCACCGTACCAGCCGAAGGCCACGAAACACTCAGCGTAGCAAGGTCACCAACATTAGAAGCGATAGGTGAGTATTGCGTTACCGAGAAAGTACCAGTCCACGAAGGGTTAGTAGCCGATACTGAACCGTTAGTAGGTACAACAACCACAGTCGCAATCGAACCAAACAGAGGCGAAAGCACAGCATCAACCGAACCAGCACCAAAATCTTGGTGGAAGTCAATCGAAATGCTGGCATCCTTCAAGCCGCCACCAACACGCTGACGCCAAGCAGTACCAAAAGCAGTAGTTTCAATTTCATCAGCAGTCTGCTCAATCGTCACCGCTGCAATGTGATCAGAAAAGTCAGTACCGTTAATGGTGGTCTTGACCGTAGTAGCGACAAACTTAGCCACTTGATTCTCCTAAAAAACTAGAAAGCAAAACGCTAATTTCATTCTAGCGCATAAAAAGATTAGTAACCGTAAACACTAACCAAAAAATCACATGCAAGATAAGTCTGGTCACCAATCTGCACCGCACCAATGTTAGTCATTTCAGACACACGCACATCATACGCCGCACCATCGAGAGACTTATCAGACTCCACAGCAAACTTGATACCGCCAGTGCCGGTAGAAATGTACGAATCTAGACGGCGTTGTGCTTCACGCTCAGCAGCACGCCCCACAATAACCGACACCGTGAAATTGTAGGTAACAAGGCCGCCCTGATATGCGCCATCATAAACAACATTACCTAACGCGATAACAGCAATCGGCGGATTAGGGTTATCAGGAATAACCTCAGCCACCCGCAAACCGCGAATATAGCCAAGATTCGCCCCTAGCCCTGCACGAATATCGGCAATACTCACGAGCTGACAGCCTTACGGAACGGCGCAAGCAACGCCTCAACATCAGGATCAACACGGCCCACACGCACCGCCCCAAGGTCACCAAACCCGGCAACACCCAACGGCGAATCGTAACGCTTAAACTGGCGCATAGCCAAAATGAGAGCCGCCTGCTTCACCGCCGCAGGCACAGCATCCCAACCAAAGACGCCCACAATCTGCACCGGCGCAAAATTACCAAACGTGCCAGACAACGACCACAACGGAAACAGAAAATCACCCACAGCCCGTATACGAGTAGCCGGAGAAACCAACCCACCCGCAACACCATTCAACGGCTCCAACTGATAATCAGTAGCAGCCCACGTCTGACCATACGCCACACCATCCTCAGAAGTTTTCAGCGAAGTAACCGACACAATATCGTCAGTCTGTGTTACGAACGAATCCTGCGGAAAATAGATACGAGTCGCCGTAGTCTTGTAAAACACACGGTTGCAGTAGCCGTCAATCTCACGCGAAGCCGCATCAATCGAAATCTCAATTAGCGAATCATCAACCGCATCCGTAATACGCAACGCAGCCTTCACATCCGCTAAAGAACAATACCCGTTAGTGATAGCCAAAATAAACTCCTAAAGTCTAACCCTATTGTACCGGCTAATCCCACGAGTTAACGCGACGGCGGTCAAGATTCCAACCACCCTCACCAAAATCTGATCGCGCAATCTTGTCACCCAAATAGGCCTCATTCACCGGATACGTCTTATCATTCATACCCTTAAACTCAGGACTAAAAACCGTGCCTTGTTGAACATGCCCATGCGCGAAACTTGAATACTGCACATCAATCCCGAAATAGGCACAGCGGCGCAAATAGTCATCATCCTCAAAATTGGCCGGATAAATCCCCTCATCAAACAAACCTATATGGCGTACAACATTTTCACCAACTACAAAAGTTTCCCAATGAGGCCATGCGCTAGACAACACAACATGCCCAGCCGACGAATCATCAAACAAATGCTCCAAACCGCCAGGCTCAAACACCACATCATCACTAACAAACATCCAACGATCAGCATGCGGAAATAGCTTAACCCCTATATTCCAAGACCCTGCCACGCCCAGATTAGAAGGCAACTCGAGCAGGTGAACATTACGAACCATGTTAGGTATAAACCATTCACGGCACTGCATACCATTATCAACAATCAAAAGATGCTGCACTGGATAGTCAACCGAATCCAACATCGACTGCAACAAGTCACCCCGGTTTAGGGTAGGCACAATCATTACAGGAATCATTTAAAGAACTCCCGCAGGTAAGGCATCCAATACCACGACCAAACACGTTCAACATCGAACTGTTTAGCAAACTCCATCGACTTCACCGACATGCCACGAGGGGCCTGATACGCCAACTCGAGCGCATTCACTATCGAACCCACATTCGGGATATTGTAAAAAGCTTCTTGCGGAGAATCCCAAAACGGTTGCCCATCAACAAGCCAACCATCCTCAGAAACCAAATCCTGAGTAGCAGCCCAATTAGAAGAAATAACCCGCGTACCGCACGCCTGAGCCTCAACCACAGGCACACCAAACCCTTCACCATACGACACCTGCAACATCACATCAGAAGCCGTATAAACGCCAGCTAGGAACTCGTCAGGATAGCCTGTACGGTTCACGTCAGTGTTCAAAATCCGCACAAACTCATCAGACAAACCACACGCCTTCAACAAGTTAGGGATATTGAACCCGCCAAACACCGGCGACGGCTCACTGTGAATATACAGGTAAGCGTCAGGATGTGCTTGGCGAAATATAGCAAATGCCATAAACTGCTCAGCCAACGCCTTCCGATGCACCAAACCATTAGCCTTATTCGCCGCCACAATCGACACTAGAAACGCATCATCAGGAACATCCAAATACTGCCGCGTAGGAACACCAAACACTTCATCCGTAGGCTTCATCACTTTAGTGTCAATCGCGTGCGGAATATAAACCGAATCCACCCCAGCCGCCTCTAGCTGGCGTTGACCATGCGGAGACATCGTTACCGGATGCACATTGTGACGCAACAAAAACTTGAGAACCTGCGGCGGCAAGGTCACATGATCCAACGGAGTCCACGCAATAACATCACCATCAAACTGAAGGTCATTGTAAACCCAACTATCGTAAAGGGTAATCACCGCATCCTTCACATCAGGATGCTTAGAAGTATGATCCTTATGCCACACCGGAATCACATCGTCACTGTACGGTTTAAACCCGCGAGGATAATGCGTAACCTTCCCGTAAGGCGTTTTAATATCCTCTATCCGGCCCTCAAGCCCATAGTTAGACAAGTTCGCTACTTTAAACCCATGCCGTACTAGCCGGTCAATCAAATGTTTCGCTTGTTGCCCATACCCAGTAGGTGCATCATACGAATTAGTCGCAACAGAAACAACGCCACGCAACTTCTCAACAGCCACAACAATCCCTCTCAAAAATAGGTTGCTTATATTCTACAACCTATGCTAGTTTCTACACGAGGAAAATCCTCAACTCGCAAAGCTACTGGAATGGCAGTGAGTTAAATAGAACACCCCAGGCGCAACCTACAACGCCTGGGGTGAGTCTATTGCTCGCCTTACGGCTGGAGCAGGTACTTCACATGTGCGGCGTGGGTAAGACCCGAAGCAACACGGTAGGTGAAACGGTAACCCGTAACATCGTTAGCGAAGTAAGCATCGCTCGAAACGGCAACCTCAAGGCCGGTGGTTACGATCTTGTTAGAACGCAGGTCACCGAACAGAACAGCCTTCTTGCCAGTAGCAATGCTGTCCATAGCGGGGTTTTCGTAAACGGCGAAACCAGCGAAGGTGTCAGGCTGTCCAACGCCTACCTGGTACAGGTAGTTGCCAGCAACATCCTTCAGCTTACGGATAGCACCAATGGTGGAACCGTTAGCCATATAACCTACACCGGGCAAACGACGTGCAGCACCATCAACCGAGTATGCAAGGTCGATGAGGTTGTCAGCCGAGATAGCGGTAGCGGTCGAAGCAGTAACACCCGAACCGGCAGCACCAACAAGAGTGGTGGTTGCAGTACCGTTTACAGCGTAACCGATAGCGTTACCAGCCTGCTCAGCGATAACACCCTCAATGTCGAATCCTGCATCGGTCAGCAGCTCGTTAGCGACAGGCACAATGAATGCTTCTTTCTTAGGCTGAAGAAGCAGCGAGTCGAAAGTGGGGTTGCTTTCACTGATAGCCGAACCAGCCGAAACCTGAGTTGCGGTCGAGAAGGCGGTGTAGATCGGGATACGAATGTCGTTGCCCGAGGTACGAGTGATAACTTCCGAAACGTCAAGCATAGGGCCGACGAGACGAGCCAGACCGTATACACGGTCAAGGAACGAAACGGGAACGGTAGCCGTTGCAGGAACGAGCGTTGCACGCTGTTCGAACGAGTGACCACGAACCTCGCCGCGAGCCATTGCGCGGAAGATTTCAGCGTCGCTGCGCTCTTCCATAGCAGGAACAAAACCGGCAGCAGCAGTAGCAGCTTCAGTCTTGCGCTCTTCGTTGCGGGTAGCGATAGCGAGTGCCTCGTCAGCGCGACGAATGTCGGCTTCGATGCGCTCAATCTTCTGGGTTTCTTCAGCAAGCAGACCGCGGCCTTCAGCCTCGGCAAGGTCAATGACCTCACGAACCTGTGCAATAAGGTTAGCGCGAACTTCCTGCTGTGACTTGATGAAAGACATCTTATCTCCAATAAGGAATGGTGCAGGTTGGCGAGTGACGCGCAAATCTGCGAGAACAAGGATGACGGCGAATAACGCTCAGTCAATAAAATAATAACATACCAAGTATAAGTATTGTGGATCTGGCGAGAGTCGAACTCGCGTCTTACCAATCTCCACATGTGGCTTTATTGGCAATCGAACCCAGTCACAGACCCTAAAAGAAAAGACTAGCCGAAACTAGTCTTTCCTCTCCACACCCCTGCGGTATTACATCTCGAACAATTCGAGCTTCTTCTTCTTGAGTGCGAGAAGTCCAAGATCACCCACAACCGAATCGGCAGGCTCAGGGTCAAACGTAGCCGACGGGGAAACCTTGTTAATAACAGTATTGAGCAGGTCACGGGAAGCCTCGTCAAGGTCTTGCCCCGACTCGAGCTTTACAAGTGCCGCCTCAAGCTCAGCCATGTCAACCTCGGCACGGGTAGCAAGCTTCTCAAGAGAACGCACCGAAGTCGTACCGGCCGTACCTGCATAGGCGGGGAATGCCACAATCGAAACCTCAAACAGGCGCACAGCGTTGAGAGTACGTTCAGTACCCTCACTGTTCCACGAATCCTTAATCACGTTGAATCCGAAAGACATGGAGTCGATTATTCCGGTGCGGATGAGCTCTGCTGTGTCTCTTCCCAGCTGTGTGTTAGGCAAAGTAGCTGAAACCTTAAGTCCACGGTTATCTTCCGTCAAAGTCATAGTCTTGGCACGAGTCGAACCAAGAACCTGACCCGCGTCATGATTCCACAAAAGTTTTACATCGTTACGAGACTTTAGCGAACGGGTAAAAGCACCAGGGGCAACAAACTCAGTAAACCCGCCAAGATTTTCTGAACGGCTATTGAATACCGAAGCATACCCCTCAAACACCATACCATCAGGTGTTTCACGAACCTCAAAATCGGTAGCCTGAACACGAGTCTCAAACTTAGTAGCCGAACGCATCATGTCAGGCTCATGCTCCACCTCAGGCGCAGGCAACGCCTCAACAACCTCTACACGGGCAACGTCAACCAAAACAACCTCTTCAGTCTCAGACCACACACCATCTTCTTCATCCCACTGACGAACCTGAACCATATCACCATCAACAGCGACAACAGCACCATATTCAACCTCGTCGTCAGAAATCCAGCGAACCCATACACCGGCCTCAAGCTCGGCAGCAACAGCACGAATACCCATAACTCCATTATTCCCTATAATTTCGCCATTCGCCCGTTCACCCTCAAACGGTTCATCCGTAGAAAGGGAAATAGCGACAGCCTGATTAATAGCATCCTTCTTAGTTTGGTGACATCCAAACACTTCACCAGCCGCATCAATTACAGCCCAACCGTTACAGTCACCAAAGTTTTCAGCAATCCAATACGGCATCACGCCACCTGCACAATCGTAGTAATAATGGAAGGCGCGGCAGGAATCTCAGGCGAAACTCGAGCCGGAACAGTATAAAGAACGGCAGCCGAATTATCAGCCTGCCACCATAGTTCTAAAGTTTCATTTACATTCAAAAACATGAGCAACGAAACAGCCGTGATTGCTGAACCAGAAATTTGACCATGTTTAGGCGGTACAGTCGTTAGTGAATTACTATCTGCATAAACTTGCCCATTCTTTTTAGCAAAAATGTTTACATCAATTTCGCTAGTAGAAGGATTACTGTGCTGGATAGAAAACGATATTAGATAAGTTCCGCGGCGCAAAAAAGTGAAAGTACCGTTAGAGTTTTCAATCGCATAATGACCATCCGTAGTATTGTGGTCTATTTTGTAAGTTGTTGTAGGGCTAGACGCAACCTGCTCAGTAGTGTCGTAGGCGTAAATAAAAGCCATGTCAGGTGGGTTAACAATAACCGTATCCTGACCTGCAATAACATCAACGGTAGCTGTCGTTTCTGAAACCTCGACAGTAGTCGAAGATGTTGCAACCTCAACTATATTCACCGCGTAACCTCGGGATAGACAAGGAAACGACCCTCAACCAGACGAGTCACATATCCCGCCCCAGACTGCAATTCAAGATCATAAATGTATTGAACATTAGAAGTACCATCAAGGGCAGCAGTTTGGACAGAAGTTAACGCGACAAGAATCGTACCAGCCGTGCCACCCAAAGTAATACCCGTACCGTTAGTAAGCGAAACAATCGCCGAACCTGCATCATAAGAATCCCGAACCTGCATACGGGCAGAATAACCCGTCAAATCCACCGGCGCACCCGACGTTTTCCACGTCAACGTATAATCAAACGATGCACCTTGATAACAATTCAGGTCTAAAACACCAGGCGACTGCATTAGCTCACTCCATAAACAGACTCAGGATTTTCAGGATCAATCTGTGCCACCGCCTGCAACTGGGTAGAAGGCAAACCAGTATGTCCGATAGCAGGCAAGCTCAAAGCCGCCATCGTCTGTGCAGGGTCAAAACCGGCAAGGATAAGTTTCTGCGCCATCGCCACCCGTTCAGACTCAGCCGACAAAGTAGCCGCATCAATGTTCACATTCGCCAACGGCACACGAACCGTATCAGCCGAAATGTCATCAATCGGCCGGTAATCCTCAAGACGACGCACATCATTGATCGTCAAGAACCCTGACTGTAACCCGGTCGAATAGGCACTCATGCGTGACTGAATATCGGCACGCAACAACCCATCAAGATTAAACTTGATAAACGCATTCTCGCCGCCAGCAGTACGCAACATAAGTGGCGTAAGCGCACCCTCAATCTTTTGCACAATCGGCCGCAACGAGTGAGTCACCCAAGCAAGGTTAGACTCTTCAACCGAAGCATAAGAATTAGTGCCAGGCAGGGCAAGCAGGTGAGGTGGAATGTTGAATGCACGCGCAACATCAGCCACAGCCTGATTCCTCGAATCCACGAGGGTACTCTTGTCAGGGTCAATCTGGGTAGACTTCCACGACGCACCACCCGACAACACGCCAGTCTTGTGACCACGCTGCCAACCAGCATGCGCCTTATCAAACCCATTACGCAACTGATCCGACTGTTCCTGAGTCAAATTACCAGGGAACTCGATAACGCCCGAAAGGTTAGTACCCGAACCAAAGAAGGTAGCCGCAAACTTTTCAAGAGCAAGCGCAAGGCCAAAGTTTTCCTTCAACGCCTCAATACGCGAAACGCCACGAACCTGCCCCGGCCGTAGAAGGTCAGGAATATAAACAATGTCATCACTCGACAAAGGCGTTTTTTCACCCTTGACCTTAAACATGAGGCGACCCAAACCGTTACGCTCAACCGATACGGTAGTCGGGTTAAGCACGACAAGGTTAATCACTTCACCCTGCGGATTACTAAACACCCGCACAAACGCATTACCATCAAGCAGCAACGACACAATCAACGCCGAATAAAATGCCTCTTTAGGCAAATCAACATCCGGCTTCTGCACCCACGCCGGAGCGGGCCGGAAAGGATAACGCGCACCATCACGACGAATAAACACATCAACCGGCAAAGTCGAAATAGTATCAGCAATAAGACTTACAGCACTGTAAACCGCATTAACCTGAAACACAGACTCGCTCGTAATGTTTGTGCCAGACAACTGCCCAAACTCGACATCACCACCCGAAGCCCAAATCGACTGATACGACACAGCCCGAGACTCAAACAGACGCTCAAACATTACTTAGAAACCGCCAAACCGATCAGGATAAGAAAAACGCCACCCACAATAAGACCAGCCACAGGGCTGAAAAGAGCCGCCCCGGTAGTGATAGCCACCGCGCCTGCAAGTTGAATAAGTGTAGACATGCCAACCCTTAATAGAAAAACTGAGGTACAACCTCTTCTAGTCTACCCTGTGTAGCGCGATCATGGGCCATAATGCTCGCCACAGCAGCGTCAATCTTACGCGGCGAATTACGCCCATCCTTCTTAATATGCGGCCCAGCCGGTGTCTGCTTCAACACCGCATTATCAAAATGGCGTGCAAGAGTCGGATTACCATCATGCCTAAGCTGCTTCTCAACCACAGCATCAAACAGTTTCTGACAAGCCTTAATCATGCGACTAGGTGACTGAGGATATTCCACCACCGGAAACCCTGCATCATCCAACACCTGCATAGTCCTAGCCCACCGGAACGGGTCAAAGACTATCTCTTTCACGCGAGGATGAGCTTGGCAAAACTCCACAATCACCGCTTCCACATCGGCAATATCAACCCGCCAATCATCACCATCAAGATCTAAATCCTTCTCCCACGCCTTTACTAAAAACACTTCCGGCAATTCATCCGCTTTAGGAATAGTGCAACCCACAACAACAGTCGAGTCACCATTAAACGAACCATCCACGCCCAACACAATCTCAGCATCCTCAGACACCTCAAACTCACTAGCGCATTCATTCCACGAACCGGCCGGCAACCACGCCTCAGCAGACGACACCCACTGATTCAACCGTTTCGTACGAAACTCAGCCTCAGGCGTACGGCGCACAGCAGACTCAAAATCTTGCACCGAAACAATATCGTCAAACCCAGGATTAGCAATCGCCCATGCTTCAGGCAAACGATGATCCATATCGTGCGGAGCTTCCCACCATGCCATAAAAAAAGCAGGATCATCAATCTCACCAGAAGCAACCTTCTGACCATACTGATACAACGAATATGCAATCGAATCTTTACCCGTAGAATCCGACTTCACACCAGCCGTAGTAATCGCAACCAACTGCCCAATCTTGCCACGGTTACCCATAGCCAACGAAAACACATCAAACAAGTCACGATTCTTATGAGCATGCAACTCATCCATAATCACACGCGACGGGTTCAAACCTTCCTTCGAATACGCCTCAGCTGAAACTACACGGAACACAGAATTAGTCGAAGGCACAAACAGCGAATCCTTATACACCGTAACCAACTCGGCAAGCTCAGACGATTCCACCATGCGCTTAGCCTCACCAAACACAATGCGTGCCTGTTCCTTCTCAGCAGCAACGGCGATAGTTTCCGCACCATTAATACCCTCAAGAATCGTCGAATAGAGTCCAATCGCAGCCGACGACAAAGCCGATTTACCGTTCTTACGAGGCATACCAATCAAAGCAGTCTGAGCAAGTAACCCCTTATCCTCATTACGCGCATACAGCCGATACAAAAGCTCCTTCTGCCAATCACGCAAACGCAACGCCTCACCAGCACGGCCCGCAATCCCATCCTTACCAATCGACCCAAACGACTCAGCAAACCTAACCGCATACCTACCATCACCTTGAGCAATAGCTTCATCGGAAACAGGCGTAAGAAACGCAGGCGGCCAACTAGACACCAGCAGCCTTATCAGCCAACATCTGCTGAAACACACTCTTTGTCTTAGTCGAAACAAGATTTAAACGAGTCCGATCAGCCGGACTAAATCCCATCAAAGACAACCCGTTCACAATCGCCTTCTCAGTCTCCAACAAAGACATATTCACCACACGCGACTCAGGCTCTTCCCAAAACCTACGCGACAACTCATCACGCCTATCCATCTGACGACACACCTGTGTCACCAACTGCACATCAGTACGAATAGAAATCCACAACTCACCCTCACCAAAAATTTTTTGCCACAAAGCCAAACCAGACTCACGCAAATCAGCAGGCGGATCAACCCAGCCATACTCCAGCGGAGCAAGCGCATCATTCAAATTCAAAGCACGCTTACCAGGATTACCCTGCAACATCTTCAACTCAACAGGCTTAGGCGGAGTAGGCATCGAACATCCTTTCGAAATATGCAGTATAGGTTTCTACCAGCCTACCACTACATCCCCCCTCTACAACAACAATTAACCACCCTATCGTGCATCGTCTGATTCCTGTAAGCCCATCTATTTTCCTAAGCATTCCTTCGTCTTCGTCTCAAACATCGCCACCACTCGAAACTCTTTCGCCACAAGCTTCACAGTCGCCACCACCTGCAAAC